ATCCGTGCTGTCAGTCGCCAACCGGCTTGATCGAGCGGAGGCCATCCACACCGCTTTGGCTCCCATCCTCGAGGCCCAGTATGGGGCGAAGGTCACCAACGCTGTGGGCCGTAAAGCCGTCCTCATGACTGACGGCTCCAAGTGGGAGGTGCGTGCCGCCACCCCCAACTTGCACGGTGGATCGTACGACCTGATCGTGGTCGACGAACTGTTCGACATCGGATCCAACTGCATCGACGACGCACTACGGCCGTCCATGATCGCCCGACCCAACCCGCTATTGGCCTGCTTTTCCACAGCCGGCGACGAAGGCTCCACCGTCATGATCCAAATGCGGGAGATGGCGGTAGCCGAGATCGACGGCGGAGTGTGCGGCGACACCTACTTTGCCGAGTGGTCGATGCCACCCGGCGTCAACCCTGCGGACGAGCAGTGGTGGGGCTGGGCCAACCCAGCGTTGGGCACCACCGTCACCGTAAAAGCACTTCGGGCCGCGTCCAAAAAGGAGTCGTTCATGCGTGCCCACCTGAACATGTGGGTGTCCGCCCGTGGTGCATGGTTGGATGCTGGCCAGTGGGCCGACCTGCAAACCGACGACCCGATGCCAGCCGGAGGAATTTTGGCGGTGGACTCGAGCGTTGACGAAGCCCGGTATGTGGGTGTTCGGTCGGTCGTGGCGGACAACAAAGCACACGTCACCGTGGAATTCGTCGCCAATTCGGAAGACCAGATGTGGACCGAGATCGAGCGGGTCATGGCGGACACCACGGTGCAGTTGGCCCTCACACCCACCTTGGAGATCCACTGCCCACCGAACCTGACACGCCGCACCACGATTGTGGGCTACGGCGAACTACTCAAGTTTTCGAGTCTGGTGCGGTCGATGCTGGTGGAGGGCAAGGTGACGCAACGCGGCCAACGCACCCTTACCGAGCACGTCTGCCGTGCCGTACTCACGAAGACGGCACAGGGCACCGTGCTGTCGTCGCAGAAGTCGCCGGGGCCAATTGAACTGGCACGGTGCATGGTGTGGGCCATCGCCCTGTGCTCGAGACCCGCAATTCGCACGAAACCCATACTTGCCATAGCCCCGTAGCACTAACGTGGGGACTGGCGACCGTCCCGTGTCGGGCGGGGCGGCCGCCACCTATCGCGAGGTAACCCATGGGAATTTTCAACCGAGGCGTGAACAAAGCGGCCGTCAGTCCGGCCCCTGAGCCGACCGTCAAAGCGGCGGCCGCAGTCGGCTCCGGCTCATTCTCCGGGTACGGCACATACGGCGGATACACCAGCCAACAGCAAGGCATCAACTTCGTGGGTGCGTACTACACCTACTACGAAGGCGAAGCCCGTAACCGTGCCATGTCGGTGCCCACGATCAGCCGTGCCCGTGACCTGCTGGCCTCGGTGATCGGCTCCACCCAACTGTGCATGTACATGGAACGGTGGAACGAAACCGAGGGCGAGATGGAGCAGGTCGATCTGGCCCCACGTTCTTGGCTCCGCCAACCCGACCCGTCCGTGCCGTACAGCACCCTCATGTCGTGGACGTTGGACGACCTGTTCTTCTTCGGCCGTGCGTTCTGGTACATCACGTCCCGCACCGCAGACGGCTTCCCGGCATCGTTCACCCGCCTTCCCGCTGGCACCGTCACCACACAAGACCAGTCCGGCCCAGTCTGGTTCGCCCCCTCAAGCGAGGTCTACTTCCAGGGTGGCATGATCCCGCCCGAGGATTTGGTGCAATTCATCAGCCCGGTACAAGGCATCATCTACATGTCCGAGCAAGCCGTAGCGACCGCCCTCCGCCTCGAGGAGTCCCGCTACCGCAACGCCCAATCCGCCATGCCGTCCGGCGTACTGAAGCAGACCGGTGGTGAGCCGTTGTCCGCACAGGAACTGGCCGACCTTGCGGCCGCGTTCAACAGTGCACGCATGTCCAACCAGACCGCCGCACTCAACGAATTTTTGGATTACACCGAAACAAAAGCGTTGCCGGACAACATGCTGATGGTGGAGTCCGCCGAATTCCAAGCCAAAGAACTGTGCCGACTCACTAACATTCCGTTCTACTTGGCTGGCGTCAACATCGGGTCGTATCAGTACACGACCAGCCGTGGAGCCCGCGAAGACCTGTACTTGTTCGGTGCACGCCAATACTTGGACTGCGTGTCCCAAACGTTGAGCATGAACAACGTGCTACCGCGAGGCACTTACGTCAAATTTGACATTGACGACTATCTCGAAGGTGTCATGGAGGACGCGATGGAAGACATGCCCGAAACCACACGAACGCCCGACACCGAACCTTTGGAGAACTGATGCACATTCAACTATCAGCCGGCTTTGCACTTGACGTCCAAGCCGAGGCTGGCGAGACGTCCGGCCGACGCGAAATCTCCGGTTTGGCCGCCCCCTATCAAGTGTCCGCCACCGTCAGCGGTGGGGCCTCGGTGATGTTCGCCCCGGGCTCCCTGCCGGTCGACGGCAAAGCCCCCAAACTGTTCATGTACCACGACGCCAGCCAGCCGGTCGGACTGGTCACAGAACGCATGGAAGCACCAGACGGATCGGGCATGCTTTTCACCGCCAAGATCGCCGCCACCGTGGCCGGTGACGAAGCCCTGCAACTGGCCAAGGAAGGCGTGCTCGACAGCGTGTCCGTGGGCGTCGACGTGATCGACTCGTACCAGATGGAGGACGGCACCACCGTCATCACCTCGGCCGAGTGGCGAGAATTGTCACTTGTCCCCATCCCGGCATTTGCCAGTGCTACCATCACCGATGTGGCCGCCTCGGCGGACACGACTCCCGACACAGAAAACCACCAAATCCTGAACGAGGAGAACGAAGTGTCCGAAGTCGAAGCCGCCGCCCCCGAAGCCGCACCCACCGCCCCCGCCATTTTCGCCCAGCCGCGTAAGGCTCCCCGCCTGCCCTCGGCCGGTGAGTGGATGGCCGCCTACCACATCGGAGGCGAAACCTTCGCCAAGGTGAACGGTCAGGTGGCCGAGTGGAAGAAGGAGAACCAGTCGACCTTCGAGGCCGCCGCTGGTGACGTCGCCACGACCAACACGCCCGGTCTGTTGCCGGTGCCGGTGTTGGGCCCGTTGGTGCAGGACATCAACTTCGTGCGTCCGGTCGTTCAGCGACTCGGAGCCCGTGCTTACCCGGACGGCGGAGCCCAAAAGACCTTCGTGCGTCCGACCATCACCACGCACACCAGCGTCGGTGCACAGGCCGCCGAATTTGACGCGGTGTCCGCCACCACGATGGTGATCGCATCCAACACCGTCAGCAAGACCACGCTTGCCGGACAGGTCACCTTGTCCGTTCAGGACATGGACTTCACCTCGCCGGCCGCCATGCAGTTGATCCTCAACGATCTGATGGGCGAGTACATGTTGGCTTCGGACAACAAGGCTTGTGATGACTTGCTGGCTGCCGCCACCTCGAGCGGCGTGTGGGACGGCACCGTCACTGACCTGATGAAGTCGATCTACGACGCGGCCGTCGACGTGTCCAACAACCGCAACTTCTTCCCGGACACCATCTTTGTGTCGCCGGACGTGTGGGGCCAGATGGGCCAGTTGGTGGACGGATCCAACCGTCCGGTGTTCCCGTACGTTGGTTCGGCCGGTCTGCAGGGCTACAACGCCCTCGGCGGCGGCAACGCCACCACATGGGTCGGCTCCAACCCGCTCGGCCTCGAGATCGTCGTGGACAGCAACTTCGCGGCCAAGACCATGATCATCACGAACAGCCAGAAGGCCTTCGAGTTCTACGAGCAGGTTCGCGGACTCACCAGCGTCGAAGTGCCCAGCACCCTCGGCCGCACCTTCTCGTTCCACGGCTACGTCAGCACCTTTGCTGCCGTCGCTGGCATGATCCGCAAGATCACGCAGGCCTGATCGGAGGGGCCGCCACATGGCGACCTACACAGTCCAATACGGAGTCATAGTCCCCGGCTACGTCACCGCCACCACCCTCACCCCCAACGAGATCGTGGTGGGCGGATCGGTGACAGTGGCCGGTGTGGGAGCGGCGTACAACGGCACGCACACGGTGTACGCCCTCCCGCAGTATTTGCCGGTCAACGTTGGTAGCGACGGCATCATCGAGTACGACACGTCGTACCCGTTAGCCAACGCAGTCATGTGGGCCTCAAGCCAGACGCCCGAGGACATCAACGCCATCACCGGCACGATCGCCTACAGCCCGACATGCACTTGGATTACCTACACGCAGATTCAAGACTGGCTGGGCATCACGCTCGCTGGCGGAGCCGAGACCGCGTTTCTGACGCAATGTGCGGCCGCCGCTAATGCGTTCTGTTACCGCCGACGTCAGGAGTCCGGGTACATCGACGCACTGGCCACCAGCCCGTCCGGTGACGTCACCCTCGGCACGATCATGTATGGCGGAGCCCTGTACCGTCAGCGTGGAGCCATTGACCAATTCGCGTCATTCTCCGAAATGGGCCAAGCCCCCACGGTCGGCCTGTCACCGCTCATAAAGCAGTTGCTCGGCATCAGCCGTCCGCAGGTCGCATGAAATGGCCTACACCGACCTATTCAACGAAGCCATCGACGACCTGTCAGCAACGCTGGCAACGATCAGCGGACTGCGTGTCGTCACCGATCCCGCCAAGATCAACCCACCCTGCGTGTTCTTGGACGCACCGTCGTGGGAATCGTGGAACGGCAACATCGTAAAGATGACCTTTCAAGCCCGAGTGTTTTCGCTGGGCCCGTCCAACCTTGACGCACTTCGCGACATCCTCGCCATCTGTGCCAAGTTGCTTGAGAAGAACGTGGCGGTCATGGACGGCCGCCCGGTATCGATCCAAATCGGTGGCCAAGAATTCCCCGCCTACGACCTCACAATTCCCCTACAAGCACAGGCAGGTTGACAATGCCGTATCGCATCACATCCACCCGTATCGGCGAACTGGGAGCCATCTACGACCCCGTGGAGGGCGTCAACGTGGAAGCGTTGATCGCCGGAGGATTCATTGAAGCCACGCACACTGGC